CAAATCTGTGCTTTTGTATTCTTTATCATTTCTAAAGATTTTGCATAGTTAGATGTGTTTATCCAAGGTACAAATAATATATCTGTATAATCAAAAGTTACCTTCTCAGGCTCTGAATAATATTTTATACTATGCTTGTCAAATAGTTCTGCCATAGAGTTGATATCATTTGTATTCTTATATGGTACATCATGATTACCAATGATAACATGCAAGTCTATTTGTCTTTTCAATAGTGGTTGTATTAGATTGTCTTTTAGATGTCTAAGTGTTACATAGTTTATATATTTACGTCTATCTACTATATCACCAAGATGTATAACAGTATCTATTTTGTTTTCATCTAGATAAGGTAAGAATATATTATCTACAAACTTTTTGAAATAATCTAAGAATTGTTGTGAGTCATTTCTAGCACCCCAATGAGTGTCATTGATGATAGCTATTTTCATTGTTCAGCCATAAATTTATCTAGAGGTGCAACAACTTTTCTTTTTCTCTTTCTTTTATTTTCTTCAAAGTTTTCAATAAACTCGTTCATATATTCTTCACTCCATTCATTGTACTTAATCTTTTCATTATAGTTTCTGCCGTTTTCTCCAGAGTTTTCTGAAGTTTCTCCAAATAAATTTGTGTTTTCTGATGCCTTATATTTTGTATAAAGATATTTCTTTTCTTTTTGTATACGTCTTAGAAATGCAAAGTATATAATCTGAGTAAAGTAAGCAAAAGGATTCTTAGATTTATCAGGATTGAAATTATCAATATACTGTAAACAATTTTCTACACCATCTGATATCATTTCTTCTCTAAATGTGTAGTTTATAAAATTAGGTTTGTATGACAAATGTGTAGCAATCTTCATGATACAATCGCCGATATAGTACGGAACTCTAGGACGTTCTGCACCAAAATCTTGAGCTTGCAATACAGAGTTTCTATATTCTATCATTTCAGCTAAAAATCTTTTATTGTCAACATAATTATGTTTTTGTCTTTTTTTAGCCATCAGTGTATAGTCCAACTGCTAGTATTAGAATGTTGTTTTGTAAATTGTTTGATAGCATCTTTTACCTTCTCTTCAATTTTTTTCTTTTGGTCCTGTTTACTAGCTTGCTTTACTTGTATAATAGACTTACTATAGAACTCTGCTAAATCCACAGGTGCTTGTATCGATATTATCACATGTGACATGTCTATGTCAATGCTAATCTCATCATCTGTTAATGGTATCCAATACGTAGAATGCATAGCAGGTCCAGCATAATCTGTTATGAACTCTATCTTGAGAGGATCAACAACAGTTATCTTGTCATTGGATCGGTAAGACTGCCTCGCTAATATTGTCTCTCCGCTTGTCAGTTTTACTATTACTGTTATCATTCTTTAACCTTATGTTATAGATTTTATAATCGAACTCTTCTTCGTTGTACATCTTTACTCGTACTGCAAAATGTTTAAGAGTAAAGTTATTCCAAGATTTGTATGTTAAGTCATCAGATATATCATATAAAGTAGCTACGCTCTTTTTATCACCTTTACGTAAACCACGTCCTATCGATTGTAAGTTTCTTATACGGGACTTACTAGGAGAAGCAAAAATAATATTATGTAAGTTTCGTATGTTGATACCAGTAGAGAAAGTTCCGTAACTAGCAATGATAATAGCATCGTTTTCTTTTTCTGTAATCGCTCTTGCTTCTTCACGCTCTTCAGCATCAATACCTCCATGAATAAAAAATACTTTTCTTTCTGACACTGCACTATTTATGAGATTATATAATACCTTTCCATGCTTTTCTACATACTGAAAAAGCAAAAGCGTATTGCCTTTTCTGCTTATCGCTAAGTTCTTTATAAAATTATTTCTAGGTTCCCAACTTGCTATAAACTTCATCTCAATATCATACTTCTGTTTAGCCATCATTTTACGAACTTCTTCAGGATACTTTAGCACTAATGCCTTTATTCTCAAATCAGCTATTCTATCAGTATCAATAAGTTCTTTTGTAGATGTAGCTTTCATAACAGGTCCAAATAAACCTTCTAGCACTAATCTATGAGTCTGTGTACCATCTAATGTACCTGTGAATCCGTATCTGTAATCACAGTTTTCTAGTTTTGTCATTATTTTGGTAAGAGAGTTAGCTTTGAATAGATGTGCTTCATCTCCTATCACAACATCGAACTGTTCAAACCATTTCTTTGGTTGTTTATAGATAGATTGCCATGTTGAAATAAAAATGTCTGCGTCTGCATTTTTGTCTTGTCCGGACATGATTAAGTGTGTAGAATAACTCCTGTTAGTATAATAAGATTCGAAATCTTTATCTAACTGAAACACTAATGAAGTGGTAGGAACAATGACAAGCTTTCTACCTTTTATATAATCACACAACATATATATGATTAGAGATTTACCACTTGCAGTAGGTGATAATATCAATGCTCGTTCTGTTCTCAGAGCATGAGCAAATGCACCAAGCTGATAGTCATATGGTTTTATCTTATAATCTCTCGTAAAAGATTCTAATTGAGGTATAGATATATCATGTACAGAATCTAAATTATCTTCTGTATATAAATCATAATCACGTTGTTCTGCAAATAATTTTATGTGATGTATAAGTCCGCTATAGACAAGCTTTGTATTAACATTAAATAATCTAATCTTACCGTCCCAATAGCGATTGCGATATGCTGGCATAAATGATGCACCAGGAACATCAAATGTAAAGTAGTCACTTAACTCTCTGCATGTTGATTTTTCAGCATCAACTTGTATATAGACGGAGTTGTATTTTCTGACTCTGATTGAGTCTCTTCTACTACTCTCACTTTTGGATAGTTGTACTTTTTGTTCCATAATTCAGCATGATCTTTTTTAAATTTTGCTATTCTCAATTTCAGTTTAGTTACTACTTCTTCTCTATCCTGTAATGAATCTATTCCAGTCGATTGCATTCTTTATTTGAAATCCTCTATTATTTATTTGTCTTAAAATAGCTTCTAGATAGTTAACTTTTTCTTCCTGTACTGATACCCTTAAACTTTGTTCTGTAAGAGAGTCATCACTATCAATGTATAAGTCAACTTCATTCTTTAGTAGTTTCTTATAGAAAGGTTCTCTACCAAGTTCTTTAAGTTCTTCTTGATCGAGTTCACCAAGATAATATTCAAGTAAAACTCTACGTTTCTTTTTGAGTTCAGCTTTTGCAGAAAATAATTTTATACGTTCTGCCATGAATATTTTTAGATACTTGTTATGCAGTACAGGTATATTTGAACTTTCAGTAGCTAATTCAGTTTCATCGATGGAACTATCTTTAGTCCACATCTCCATAATATCTTCTATTTTCATGTATCTCTTTTACCATAACTATCGTTTAATACTTGTTGTATTTGTTTCTCTGTTGCACATACTATTCTTTCTATAGGTTTATATGCTGTATATTCTTTTGTAAGTTGCTTTGTCAATGCAACTCTAAGTTCTTCTGAACTTAATCCTGTTCTACACTCTTCTCTTGAAACAAAAGATGGTTGCTGTAAGATATATAAATCTTGATACCCTCCTACAACACCTGAGAATATCACTACGACTAACCAGTTCATTTTTTATTTTCCCTTGCTTTGAGTCTAGCTTTTTCTAAGTCTTTAGCTAACTCCATTTTACGTTTGTGTTCTTTAACACCTCTAAATTTATGCTCATGTTCTGGAACATATCTTATATATTCTTTGATTGCAGTACCACTGAAACCTTTGAACAACAGCTTACCTTCTCTATAGACAGTGCCTGAGGAGCCTTGTAGATCAAGTATATACTTATCATTACGTATAATCATAACACCACTATAACATATTTATTTTATAAAGTCAATTGTATACTTTCTATAATTGAATGAAACGGAGCCTTGCAAATATTCGATATCGGTACTTTGAGTGCTAAACTCTAAACCACCTATGCTTATAGGATATAAGTCTATGAAGTTTATTAGTATGTTTGGTTGATATTGTGCAGTAGTAATAATCATACTACCATCAGAGTATACCAGTCCTGACTTTTCATTTCTTTGTTGTAAAGCACTCTGTAAATTTGCTCTCTGTTCAAAATTATCTGGATATCCTAAACCTATCAACCAGTCATATATCTCTTTGAAGTTTTTCATATCTTCATCAATACTAAATGACAAGTTTAGAGGTGAAAAAGCAAGCTTATCACCAGGTACAGGTATTCTTATGAATAAGTTTTCTTGATCCACTTGTCCTAAAGTTATATCAGGTATATCTGCACTAGTGCAAAAATAGTTTACATGTGGAAGTTTTTGTATTGCAAATTTAAAGCCTGTTGGTGAGAGAAAACTCAGATTATCAGGCATTGTTCTTTGTAGTGCCATTGCGTAAACTCCTTGACACTATTTATAAGTCTACGCAATGGCGATTTTATTTAAGGCTTAGTAGCGTCTATGCCTTCTAGATAGTCTTGCATACCTAGCAATTCACCTACAGTAAATTTACCATCGAAAGGATCTAATTCACCATCATGAATTTTTCTAGCTATAGCTAAGGCTTCTTCAGCTAATTCTGGTGACATGTTTGTCATTGGTGCCATTTTTACCATACCTGTATCCATACCACCCCATGTGTCCGCTGATTCCCATGTACCATCAATTACAGCCATAACTCGTTTGACATAGTAAGGTCCCCAATCATCTATGATTGCTGTCAATTGTGTGTTGGGAGCAAATGCTATCATATCAGATGCTTGTCCGAAAGCTTTGATACCATTCTTTTCTGCTACTTGTAAAGGTGCAGTTGAGTCAGTATGCTGTGTAATAATATCAGCACCTTGACTTATTAGTACATTGGCGGCATCACCTTCTTTTGCAGGATCATACCATGTGTTAACCCATACAACATCTATATCAAAATCAGGATTTACAGAAGTTGCGCCTAGATAAAACGCATTGATACCACGAATAACTTCAGGTATAGGAAAAGATGCAATGTATCCAGCTTTACCATTTTTACTCATATGTCCAGCAATAACACCTTGTACATATCTTCCTTCATAAAATTTAGAAGAATATACTGCCATATTCGGTGCAGTTTTATAACCAGTTGCATGTTCAAATTTTATGTCAGGAAACTTTTTAGCTACATTTAACATTTGATCCATGTAACCAAAAGAAGTTGCAAATATTATATCAACACCTTGAATAGCCATCTGAGTTATAACTCTCTCAGCATCGGCACCTTCAGGTACAGATTCGACATAAGTGGTTTCAACTAAATCACCTAGCTCCTCTTCTACTAATAATCTACCTTGATCGTGCATATAAGTCCAACCATGATCGCCAACAGGTCCAACATATATGAAACCAACTTTTACTTTATCGTCTGCTTGTACAGAAAAAGCGAATAGAAACGACAATAGAACTATTGTCAATGTCTTTAAAAAATTCATTGAATTTCCTTTCGAGGGTGTTAGGGTAGGATCGTAAGGAGATACTCTACCAGTTTAAATTGAATGTTCTGACTAGAACACCATTATATATAAACAAAAAAAAGGGCGCCGAAGCGCCCTTTTTGATTTAGGTATCTTATTTACTAATTACATTAAGTTTGCTACTTTAGACAATCTGTAGTAGATGTTCTTCTTAGCGAAAGCAATTGCACCATCGGCGTTAGATGTTGCGAATGGGTTTGCTACCATTCCATATCTAGTTTTGAAGCCGATTTTTGGTTGAAATGTTTGCTCACCAATTGCTCTTACCATCTGTAGAGGTACATATGGGCAGTAGAAAAGTCCAGCATCAAATGCACTTGAACCTTTGTAGCCTAATGTGTAGTAGTTCTCAGCAGATGCACCTGAGTTTGCAGGTGAGAAATAAGGATCGATATACACCTTAATTCTTCCATTAAGAACACCAGCAAAGGTGTTACCTGTGTCATCTACTTGTAGATTGTTGTTAAGAGCAGGTGTGTAGTCGAGAACACCAGCCATCTGAAGAGCAGAAGCAACATCTGATGAACAGATCATCATGTTACCTTTCCCTCGTCTGGTAGCTTTTGCGATTTCGTTAGCATCTCTTTCGATGTTAAACATTAAACCTTTGAACTTTTCTACACTCCAACGTCCGTTTGAGTCTGTGTCTAAGTCAAAAGTACCAGCAGTTGTCACGTTGTTTTGTGAACCAGCTGATGCTGTGTAGTTAATTGTTCTCACAACTTCTCTGTTGATTTCAGCTAAGATTTCAGCAGATAGTATGTTTGACAATTCGGTTTCAGCATCAAGTCCATGAATTGCTTTCAAGTCTTGTGCTAATTCCATTGTGTACTCAGCTTTTAACGCTCTTGAAACGGCAGTCACTGAGATTTTCTCGATTGAGAAAGCCATTTCTTGGAATTCGTTAGAAGTTGTGTCACCTAAAGCTTCAGCTTGTGCTGTTGTCATACCAGTACCAACGGTGTATCCAGAACCTGATGCTCTTGCGGTTGGATCTGCACCTGCTTGTTGTAGAGGTGTTGAACCACCATCTATAACGTCTTGTGATGCATTGTTTCCTGCCGCCGAACCAGAGAACACTGTGTTCACTTCGTTGAACAGTGCTTCAGATCCACCTTGTGTTGATGTTCTAGATCTCATCGCAAAGATAAGTCCAGTTGGTCCTGACATTGGTTGCACACCACAGATGTCATATGCAATTAGATTTGGCATAGAACGTCTTACAAGTGATATTAACACTGGATCGAAAGTGTCAATTGCACCATCACTTGCAGTTGATGATGAGGCACCCATTGCGTTAGTTGGCGCCGCTTCTCCGAGTAGAGAAGGAGCTTGATATCCACCTGAGCCAGCGTTTTGCTCTCTAGCGGATCTTTCTTGGTTCTCAAGAAGAGTTGCAGTTACGGCTCTTTTATGTGCATCGCCAATTTGAGGTAAATCTGGATGCTCAAGAACTGGCTGCCACTTCTTTTGAAGTTCATCAGATTGATACATTTTAGTCTCCTTTTAAACTAATTATTCAGCCTATTGTTAATCAATATTTATAATTTATTACTTTTTGATGCTTCGAGATATGGCAGACATGTAGCCAGCCATAGAGCCGTTCACTTTTGTTTCTTCCTCTAGATTTTCTAGAGGTTCTTCATCAGACACATCATTACTTTCAGCAACTTCTTCTTGTGGGAAGTAGTTCTCTTTTATAGTCTCTAACTTTGCAGTGTAGTCATCGCCTTCGTAGTCAACACCTTCAGCTAGTGATATAAACTTTTCCTTTTGAGTAGAAGTGAGTCCTTCACTTACTTCATCTAAGGCTTTTTCCATTTTTAGAGCATTCAACTCTTTTCTGAGTTCAATGTTCTTTTCGATTTCTTCGTTTACAGCTTGCTCTTGCTCTTCAACTTTTGAAGCCATCTCATCAACGATATCTACTTTATCTTCTGGAATGTCGATATAGTTTTCGGTGAAAAGATTTCTAAGTCCAACCATAAAGTTCTCTACGATTTCAGAGCGTATGCCTTTTTCGATAGCAAGTTCGTTTTCTTTTACCCACTCGTTAACAACGTAGTCTAGGTAATCGTCAAGCTTGCTTTCCATATCGGCTCTTGCTGTTGCTCTTTCCATTTCAATTTCAGCATTCATATCTACAGTTGCAGACTCTAATACTTCATTTACTTTTGATAGAACAGCAGATTCAAAGATAGTTGTTGCTTTATCTCTGAAATCTTCTGATAAATCTTCTGAACCAAACATTGCTTTCATGTCTTCAGATACATCAATATCTTCTTTTGACACTTTGATTATTTCTGCTAGTGTTGGTTGATCTTCTGATTCAACTGACTCTGGGTGGTATCCTGCATTTTGAGGTTGCATCATAGCAGTAACCATATTTTTGACTTCTGCTTTTTTCTGCGACTTCAAATGATTCATAGCCGCCTGAATCATACCAACTTTAGTACCTGGTAATTTAGCCATAGGTTCTCCACCTTTTGGTGCTTCCTTACCTGAATTTGATTTAGCCTCTGGATCTGGAATTTCTGAAGGATCGCCCATTGATGCTTTTTTCGCTTCATCAATGCTATCATCTAAGTCAACTTCAACTTCCTGATCAGCAACTACATCTTCGAGGATTTCATCTTCCTCTAGATTTGTTTCTTGAACTTGATCGGACATGTACTTGCTCCTTTTGATCGATTTTAAGTTATTTACAATCTATTTATAAAATCATAATTTTGAAAGAAAATTTTCAAAAACTTTTAGTTTAACATTCTCTAATTCACTTTTTGAGGCTGTCTTAACCTCTGTATGCATACTAGCGATATCGGCTTCTTTAATAACTCCGTTATCCCATACCCATTCTTTACTCTCCATAATACCATTTACAAATGCATTTGGTGCAGATGGATCTGCCACAATATCGGCGGCAGTTGCTAGATAAAAATCTTTCTGCACTTCATTAGTGTTACCTACTTGTTTCAGACTTCCCATACCTCTACTTGATACTCCTAGTTGAGCGCCTTCGTTTATAAGAGACTCAACTATTTTTCCGTATGGTGTTTCTGTCATAATCTTAGCTTTACCCATAAAATTGGAACCATCTGGTTCGAGTCGTGTTATCATATGTGATACTCTTTCTAGATTGATGGTTGGTCCTTGTGGGTGTCCCAATTCTCCGTATGCTCTGTTCTTAGCAACATATTCTTTATTATATCTATTTACTTCTTTTAGTAGTACATCTTTAGGATACATTCTACCATTTTTATTCTTTATATCACCTTGCATGAAAATACCTTCAATGTACAAGTTCTTCTTGCCATTTTTTTCTTCATGAAGATATTTTACTTCTTCTGTGGTTTCAGTTATAAGTTTCAATGCCATCTCTAACTCCCACCAGATGCAATGTGTGTACCAAATACAGTAGTTGGACCTCTGAGTCCTTGCCCTATTACTAGATTAACTACTACAGTTCCGTTAGCTGGTATCTTAATGGTACCCAAATCTGCGTCATCATCTTCATTTCTCAATGTGACTTCAGTAGCAGAGGTATGTCCGCAAAGATAAACAGCAGTTGCAGTTTTAAACTTTGTTGTGCCTGTAGCAAGTGCTGTTGCTGTTCCCTTTATTGATATTCCCATTTCTTTACCCTATTTCTTATACATGATGTCTAATACTTTCATAAGTCCTTCTGGACTTGCATCAATCATATTCTCAACCTTCTTCTTTAATTCAGGCTTTGTAATTCTTTTATCGTATGACTGCACTATCATATTTGCAGTTGTCATATCGATATTCATCATTTTGCCATTTTTAAATTTTACTTTAGAAGCCTGCTTGTCTTTGACAATCTTACGCAGTGTATCTAGTACGCCCTCATTTAACATTTTTGATATCACCATTAAATATATGATCTTGTCCTGCTGGTTCAGCATCAGACTTTGAATAGCTATGCATCTTTACAAAATTTTCTTCACCTTTAGAACGTGGCTTTAGTTCTTTGGCTTCTTGATCATCGTCTTGCTTATCCATGTTTGCAAAATCGGCGGCGATATTTTCGTCAAATTGTTTAAACCTCTGTAGTTTCATCAGATTGATCCTCTGTTGCTTCTGGCTCGACTTCTGGCTCTACTTCTGAAGGTAATGTATCTACATCATCGTCAGCTTTCATAAAATTAGCAGTAACATCTACTTTTTTAATTTCAATAGCAGACTGAACTCTATCTGCTAGTATATCATGTATTGCATTTTTGAACTCACCAGATTTACCATCTATTGCGAAATTCACTGCATCTTTTGTAGTATAGTCAGCCATATTAATTCCTTTCACTTATTTATAATTTATTCTTCTTCATCAGCAGGTTCTTCAGTTTCTGCTTCGGCTTCCATTTGTTTATCTATATCTTCTTTCTCTTCGTCAGTTTGTTTTAAAACATTACTTCTAATCCAATCAGTAGAGAAGTATTTACCAGTATATTGATCAATTTCTTGTAGTAGTGTCAATCTTTCTCGTAATACTTCTGCCTCTCTGAGTTCTGAGAAATGATTATCTTCTTGATAATCAAACTTAATTAAATCTTTAATTTCCTTCCATTCACCAAATGTCATGATACCTTTGAGTAACAATTGCTTTTCAAGTAATATCATGAACAATTCAGAAAATCTAGAACGTAGTCTTGTGATGAACTTTGAAAATTTAATTTCATCTCTTGTTATCTCTGACGCTCTACCGACATTAAACTGTGTTTCTTGTTCTAATCTTGAAATCGGTACATTTAAAGACTCATATAGCTTTCGTCTAAAGTATTGCACATCTTCTAGTTCACCTAAATTTTGCCCTCCAGGTAATGTTGTTATCTCTGTACCTCTACCACCTTCTCGTCTTGGTAACCAGTAATCTTCAAGCATAGTAAGAAACTTTCTATCATCTCTGACTTCACCAGTGTTTGCATCGTATACTAGTTTATTCTTATGCTTTACCATCATATCTCGTAGATACTGTTCAGCTTTTTGTTTTGGTAAGTTACCAACGTCAATGTAGAATATTCTTCTTTCAGGAGCCCTTGCAAGTCTATAGATAACTGTAGCATCTTCTAACATTCTCAACTGATTGAGAGGTTTGATTGCTTTATGCATATGCCCTAAAATATTATAGTTTCGTGTGTCCATAACACCACTGTGACAATATGCTATAGCATCAGGTGCTATTTTAATACCTGAGTTTGAGTCATTTGTGCCTTTACTTTGAAATAGATAAAACTCTTCGAACTTTTTTGTTAGCACTTCTTTACCTAACGTGCTTGCTGTCTGTTCTACTGTCTTTCTATTTCTTACAGGCTTCTTAACTTTTTTGATTTTTCTTGGATCTATGTAACGTAATTCTTTGATACCTAATCTAGGATTCTTCAAGTCTATAACAATATGATAGAAAAGTTTACCATCAACATACCAGTTACGAAATACATCATAACCTTTTGTGTTCATTTTTAAAAGTTTTAGACAATGTTCAAACTCTTCTCGCATCAAATCTTTGATATCGTCAGAGAGTTCTTCAATCTCATCTAAGTTCATCTCAACAGGCATCTTGTTATCATCAATGATAATTGCTTCATTGACAATATCATCAATAGCTTTTTCTGCCTCTGGTTGCAGAGCCATTTCTCTATATTTTGTGATTAATTGAGTTTCACTTTTGATTCTATTATCTAAATCAACTGTCGTGCCGAAAGCGCCACCTTCATTAATTGCAATAGCTCCATCATCATTAGATGGTGGTACAAATGAGGGTAATGGTGCTTCTTTTTCGGGACGTCCTATACGAAATCCGAATAGTTCTACTGCTTCTCGCAGAAAACCTTTTCTTTCTTCTGCCATATTATATCCTTTACGTGTGTCTTATACTATTTATGACTCACGAAATCATCAATCGAAATTAAATTCCGCCTGCGTTTCCAGTATTTCCGCCTGATACTTCCCAGTAATCATATTGAAATGTTACTGGAAAATCTTGTATAGTCTCTGCGTCCCAAGCTAAGTCTATAGTGCCAACTTCTGATGGATATAATCCTACAAAGTTATACACTCTAAGTATTTCACCTGTCTTAGAAAATTGAGTTACTTGTGCTGAAGCTTTATATAATGAAGGTGCAGAACCACCAGTTGCTCTGAGATTTCCTTGAACACTATTGATTGAATGATTCCATTGTTCCATTGCATTTCTAATAGTCATGTCTTCATCATTTATAATAGTAGGTGTCCATTCTGCATAAGTTCTGTTTCCAGCAATCTTAATTTGTCTACCAAAATAAGGTACTTCAATCGTTCCTAATGTAGCCGCAGGTACTTGTGCGGCTCTAACCATGAAAGGTACTTGAGCATCAGCAACTCCGTTTATTGGATTGGTGATGTTTACTTGAAAGAGTGAATTTCTTGCACCACCTGATTTTAGGGCGCCAGCAAATTCGTTTACGTTAAAAGCCATATT